CACCTCAGCCGCAGCGGCGGCACTCTTGTCCGGAGACCCTGCCCGGCCCGGAGCGCGCGACAGCGTGATCCGACCGCGCCACGGTACCGTCGGCTGCCGTTCGCTCCCAGACCAGGGGTCCTCGAGCGTGTTTTCGGCCGGTATGTCCATCAGGATGAAGGGGTAGAACATCACGCTCCGGCCCGTATCCTTCAGATGGGCGACAGCCTGCAATATGGAGGCATCGGTGGGTGTCCCGCCGAAGAGCGGACGGTCGTCCGCGCGACTGACAGTCTTGGCAGACGCACGGTCGATGCCGCACACCCGCCACGGCATCACAGGTGCATCCTCCTCCCGTTGCTCGACGGCCGGTTGAAGGACACAGCGATCGCAGCGAAGGTCGTTGCCGAACCAGGAAACGACCAAAGAAACAGCCTTCGCGTTTGGGAGTTCTGCCTGCAGATGCTCGAGGGAGACCACGAGATCGGGACGACCCTGATCATTGTTCACGTTGGGAACCGCATAGCGTCCCCTTCCACGGCGATAGAACACGGGTGTCGTAGCAAGGGCATACTCGCCGGTCCCCGGCACGAGCGCGACGCCGCGCACGTCCTCCGCCGCAGCACGCGGCGCGCTTTGAGGGGTCGGCCGCGAACGCCGGAACACTTCGAAGTTGAATTGAGGAATGCGGTTGCCAAACTGTCCGAGTTCGAGGTTCTCGAAAACAACATAGGCCGTGCCGCGATAGGCAGGTGCGGCATTAACCCCTTCAATCGCGGAGATCAGCGGATCCGGAAGCTGGTCTTCCGATCCCGGGTGGAGTCGCCAGGTGACCGTCGACTGCGCCAGAACCTGTCCGTCTGCCCAGATTCGACCGACACGCGTGATTTCGCCCTCGCAAAGCGCTACCGCGAGGCTGATGGAGTAGCTGAAGGCGCGCACGGCTTGGCTGCCGCCCGCGCCCTTGCCGCCAACCTGCGTCTTGTTCACGCTCTCGAGAAAGCGGCTCGACCAAATGAGCTGTCCGGCCACCCGCATGCGGCCGAAGACCCGCGGCAGATCCGTACCCTCGCCCGAACCCATGACACGAAAACGTTCGACACGACCGGTTTCGACCGGCTCTGAGCCAAGCCCGAGCAGTCGCTGGTCGATGACGGATCCGAGCGTGGCGCCGGCAGCCTTGCCGAGCGCGAGCGAGCCAAGCCCCGCGACGGTGCCACCGAAGGATCCGCCGATCGCGGCGCCCGCCGCGGACAGGAGCAGAGTGGCCATCACGTTGTTCCTTCGGGAAATCGGAAGACGCCGGCGATGCGGCGCGCCCAAGCCGGCGTCAGGGGCGATTCGACGACGCCGTGGCCGCTATAGGCGTGGATCAGCGTTTCGTAGCCGTCTTCTGACCGGGCGAGGATGCCCACATGCTTTGCAACGGAGCCCGGCGCCATACGCAGCACGATTACATCACCTTCCCGAGCGTCGAGCCTTTGCACACGGAGCAGATGCCGCTCGGCCGCCGCGATCAGATCCTCTCGCCCTGAGGGTTCGGACCAATCGGGCGTGTAGGCCGGAACATGCTCGGGTTCTTTGCCGAACATCTCCCGCCACAACCCGCGCAGGAGACCCAGGCAGTCGGTGCCGGCCCCGCAGCAGCTCGCTTGATGCTGGTATGGTGTGCCGATCCAGTCACGGGCGCGTGCGACGATCTCCGCGCCGTGACCGTTGCTACCCATCGCGCCGGCTCGAGCCGTCATGCACATCTCCGTCCTTAGGATAGGCCGTTACCCAGTCTTCGCCAGGAATATGCGGAAAGCCTCTGAAATTTATCATGTTGTTGAACTTGTCTCGGCACGTTGCCATCCGCTTGTCGCATCCGGCCACGATGCGAAATCGATCACCTGGCTCCATGACAGACCCTGGACGCTGCCATAGCGTGATCGAACGGCCCGTACCGGGGCCTGTCGTATCCGCCTTCACCGAGGCCTTCTCGCCGGCATTCGCGCCATCAAGCCACTCGATGATCCCAAGCGCGAACCATCCAGCAGGGAAATCGGCTAGATCGCAAGTAAGGATCGCGATGTCGGAGACTACCTCCGAGATGGTCGCTTCACCCGAGTAGCCCGGTGTCTGGAGATCGAAACGGCATTTCGCGTCTCCGAGCCGACGGTCGCAATTCCGTTGGATCGTTCGACCGACTGCTGTATTGAGCCCCTCCGCGAGGCCGCGCAATTCGACCTCGAAGAGCGCATCGCTCCGGCGTATCTCGCCAAAGGTTCCACGAAAGACAGTGACGAAGAGGTCAGGCCGCTCCCAGTCGACTAGCGAGTGTTCGACCTCAGCACCATCGAAACGCCCCGCGCGAATCTCGTCCGCCGACAGTCCGGCGTCGCTGAGCGCGCCGACAGCCTGAGCGTTGTCGACGGCGAGACCCGTCGTGCTCTGGACGGCGCTTGCATCCATGCCGCTGCTGGCCTTGCACAGGGTGCCATCGACGATGAGGTCGCGATCATGGTCGGTGAAGCCATAGGTCTTGCCGTCTCGGCGGCGCACACGCCAGCATCGGCAGAGGCGCGTCGCGCCACCGTCGAGCCTCGCCTGCAGTTCGGGTGCGATCGTGCGCATCAGACGCGCAACTCGATCACCGGAATCGACGGGATCTCGCCCGCCGCGAACCCGGTGAGGCTCGTGGAGATCCGATCGGTATCGAACCGCACCGGCACATCGAACTCGAAACCCGCCGTCACGACGGCGCCCGCCGAAGGCGCTGTCACGAACGTGACCTCACCTGACAAATGATCGATGCTGACGCCGTCCCCGGCCTGCCGGGCAACGCCGTTGACTGCGACCCGAACGGTGCCGTCGACCGGCTTCACGATCGGACGCGCGTAGCTCTGGCTGCCGGACGCGTAGCGCTTGACGAGCGAGAACTCCTTTCGGGCGCCGTCACCGGTTCCGATCGTCTGATCGAGCGGACCGGGAGTCGACGACGGCGCGCACGACTTGAAGTCGGTCCAGTCCTTCCAGCGGAATCCGAAAAGCCGCCCGTGACGTGCCTCGAAGAAGGCGATCAACTCTGCCAGATCGTCCAACGAGCGGACCCCTAGTCCGGCGTCATAGCGCCTCCGCGAATGCGCCCAGGGGGAATTGCGCTCTTCGAAACCGTTGCTCAGCGTTACGATCTCGGTCCGGCGCTCCGGCCCGCCGCTCGACCCCGCTGACAGGGCAGCCGGAAACCGCGTCTCGTGGAAGTTCATGCTATCCACTCCTCAGAGATTGCGCCGGCCGCGCTGGATCGCGCGGCCCATCTCGGCAGCGATCTGGCTTTGCGACCGCTGGAAACCCGCCGCGTCGGGCGTGCTGATGTTCATGGTTACATGCACGGCACCGCCGCTTCGGCCATCGGACCGGATGCCGAGCTTGCCATCCGAGCCTCGTGCCAGCGGCAGGATGGCCTCCGGGCCAGCTTCGCCCATGAGCCCGATGCCGCCACGCATTGGAAAATGGGTCGGTCCGTCCACCACGCCGCCGCGAGCGAAGGCCGCGACACGTCCAGCGCTGAACGCCGCGCCGTTCTTGAAGGGCAGCATTCCGCCGATCATCGCTTGGATCCCGTTGCCGATCGACGCACCGAGCGCGTTCTGCACCGGAGCGAGCGCCTGGTTAAGAACTGCGCCTGACAGGCTGCGCCCAAGCTCGGTCAACGTGTCAGACAGTTTCTTGCCATCGAAGACGATCCCTTCGAAGGCGCGCCTCAGTGACACCGACATGGTCCGCGACGCTCCGGCGGCATCGCGACCGGCCTCCTTCAGGCCACCACCCACACCCTCGATCTCGCGCCGGAAGGCCGCCGTCACGCCCTCGAGACCGCCGAGGCTCACTTCCAGCCCGGCGAACTGCGCCTCGAGCCGGCCGATATCCGAATCCAAGTCCGCCATACCTACTCCTCTCCCCCGGAGCCCGACCGGGGCACATCGGGAAAACGGGCGATCAGTTCCGACAAGCCTGTCCGCGACAGCGCCGAACCCGCCTCGTTCGCGCCTGCCATCAGCATCAGCTCCGCCGGCGTCAGATCCCAGAATTCGTCCGGCTTTAGCCGCAGGACGACCAGCCCGAACCGCATCAGCTTCGGCCAGGCGATGCGGCTCACGCCGGGTCGTCCTCGCCCGGTACGGTGAAGGTCAGCTTCAAGAGCTCGGCTGCAGCCTGCGCCGCCGCCAACGGCCCGCCGTCGATCCGCGACCGCAGCAGATCGGCCTCGCTGATCCGCCAACCGCCACCATTGAGACCGGCCGTCACCAGCGCGACAAGGTCGCTGACCCGGAAGCCGCCGGTCTCGAAACGCGCGATCATCTCGAGAAGCGACCCCGCCTCGAGCCGCGCCTCCAGTTCGGCAAGCGCCCCGAGCGTCAGCCGCATGATGCGCGGCTCGCCATTGACGGTCAGCGCGACCTCGCCCCGGAACGGATTGACCATCACAGCGCCTCGAAGGTCACGGCACCGGCGGACGCGAGCGACAGCTCGTAGACTGCCTCGCCGTCATGCTGGCCGGAGTACTCGATGCTGGTGATCTGGAAGGGTCCGGTGACGATGCCGAAGCTCGGGATGATCACCTGAAAATCGGGGATCTCGCCGGCAAAGAAGATCGCCCGCGCCCGCTCGTCGGTCGCCTCGTCGCGGAAGACGCCGGACCCGCTTATCGCGGCGCTCCGCACGCCTGCGCCGGCGAGCAGTTCCCGCCAGCGTCCGGCGCTGCCGAGGTTGGTCACGTCAACCGTCTCGGCATTGAAGGTTATGCGCGTCGCCCGCAGGCCCGCCACCGTCTCGAACGCCCCTGCGCCGGTCATGTCCAGTTTGATCAGCAGATCCTTGCCACGCTGGGCCGCCATTGTTTCGTCCTCTCGAAAAGGGTGTCAGTCGTCTTTGTCCACGACGGCGCGGAAGCGCAGCGCTATCCGGCGCTTCTCCGGTGCCTTGCCCCGCTCTGCCGACGCGCGAAGAAACCTCAGCGCCACCAGCCGTCCGGCATCGAGCTCCAGATCGGCGTCGACAAGACTCGCACAGACCGCAGCCGCGATGCGCTTGGCCCGCTCGAAGCCGTCCCGCGCCGAATGGACGGTCACCGTGAAATCATGCAGCGCGCCGATGCTCGTCTTGGTGTCGTTCGGCCGGACACGTTCCTCGCCAAGCGTCAGATGATCCGGCGCGGCGTCGCTCCGCGGCCCGTCCGACGGTGCATCGAAAATCGCTCCGCCGATCAGATCGCCGAGCGTCGCATCGGCTGCCAAGCGCCGATAGACTGCAGCCTGCAGATCCGCCGAGAATGCAAACGTCACGGCAACACCCCTTCCTCGGCAAGAATCTCGAGATAACGCCCGTCGGCGTCGTGCTCTGCGACCGTGAGGATGTCGAAGATCCGCGCTCCCTCTCGGAGGCGCTGATCCGGGCACGGACGCGAGGGGGCGCCCGGCGGGGCTCCGCGTACCAGAATGCGGTACTTCACGCGCGGGATAACCTGTCCCGCGACGAGGTCCTCTCGACCCGTCCGCGCCGCCACATCCGCCCAGACCGTGCCGAG